GAGGAACAGCGGGTCGATGACCTTGTGGATGTTCTCGATGCTCGTGTAGTGCATGCCGCCCGCGCGCCGCATCTCGGGGTTCAGGCAGCTCTCGAACAAGCTGCCGAAGATGACCGGGCTCATACCGCTCCAGTCAAAGCCGCAGCCGTCCTCGAGGATGAGCCGGCGCACCTCCTCGCTGATTGGCGGGATCGGCACATCCTCCTTGAACAGGCTGCCGTTGACGTACGGGAACGCCGCCTTGTTCGCCTCGAGGAAGAGGTCGCGCTCATCTGCCGGCGTGTCGAGCACGTGGAAGAGGTCCTTGAGCTCGCTCGCGAAATGCTCGGGCTTGTAGCCCGCGAGATAGTCGTGGAACATGCCGCGCCGCCCGAACACGCCGGAGTCCTCCGCGTAGAAACAGAACACGAGCCGCACGCAGAGCTTGTTCAGGTAGCTGTAGGCGAGCGGCAGATTGTCCGGCAGCGCGCGCTCGTAGAGCGGCAGCAGCGCCGCGTAGATGCGCCCGATGATCGCGCCCGCCTCTTTCGAGACCTCGAGTTCCTTCGTGATGCGGCTGTCGCGCACGTCCGTGATGAAGTTCAGCCGGTAGTAGTCGCGCCCGAGATCCTTCAGCTCGATGATCTGCGGCTCATCGTTCGGCCGCTCCATGTCGAACACCTGGAACTGCCGGAAATTGCACGCGACAATCCAGCGCGGCCGCTCGCTGTACGGCAGCGCGCCCGCGTAGCGCTTCGCCTGCTCGAACGGCTTCAGCAGCGTGCCGTCGCTCTGCCGGATCGGCGCCGAGAGATCCTTCGCGCGGCTTTTCTGCTCGATCATCGTATGCGTCGCCGGCACCATCACGTCGATGAAGCTCGTGTGCTCCAGCTTCACCCGCGTCTCGAAGCGCACGAAGTTCTCCACATCCTCCACGCCGTAGACCTTGCGCAGCAGCTCCATCCAGAACCGCTGGCTGTCCTGCTTCTCCTCGCCCTTGCCTTCCCATTCCGCCGCGAACGCCTTCGCCGCCGCTTCCTGCCACCCAGCCCGCATCGCACTCTCCTCGATTCCAAAAAATTTCATAGTCTGCTCTCATTATACCACAAACCCGGCCGCCGCATATCCTTCGGGGCCGGGTTCTTGCTAGGATGAAACAATGGTCAAGCGTTTCCGTTGGATGCAGGGGAAAGCCCCTCCGCAAGCAGGCAGGTTGCCAGCTGATTCAGGCTGACGCCTTCCCGCTTCGCGGTTTCCGCCAAGCGTCTGTGCAAGCTTTTGGGAATCCGGAGGTTGAATCTTCCACTATAACGGGTATTCTGCATAGGCGCGGGAATCGGCACACCATCCTCGAGGGCAGCTTCGAGCCACGCCCTTTTCGCATCGTCAAGCATCCGGATGATTTCATCCCGCGTTTCCGCCTGCGTGATGCACCCCGGCAATTCGGCAATCCGGGCAGCATATCCTCCAGCCGGATCCGGCTCAATGATCTCACGATAAGGCAGCGACATATAGTATTCGATATCTTTCTTCCCGTTCATTGTTTCTCTGCCTCCAATACGTCTTTGACACTCCCCACGGCTGAAGCCGGGGGATTCTTGGTTCGACAACCACTGCACCGCCTCCGAAGAATTGGCGTCTTACACGATTTCCCCAAGCGTGAATTCCCGTGTGTCCCACGGTACTAGAGATATTTATGCTACTTTGGGTTTCTCTTCCAAAGCGTGCTTCAGAATATTTTTTGCCGCATTCGTATCGCGGTTATGGTGTCCCCCGCACTGCGGGCAAGTCCATTCGCGTACACCGAGGTCTTTCGTCAGCGGATTCTGATACCCGCATACATGGCAGGTCTGGCTCGATGGATAGAACGTATCCACTTTCAGCAGCTCGCCACCATGCAGCTCAGTCTTATACTCTAACTGCCGGAAGAATTCGCTCCACGACACATCCGCTATCGCTTTCGAGAGCTTATGGTTCTTGAGCATCCCCTGCACATTCAAGTGCTCCACAGCGATCGTTTGGTTCTCACGGGCCAGCCGTGTCGTTACTTTATGCAGGAAATCCTTGCGGATGCGCGCAATACGTTCATAGACGCGGGCAACGCGGACGCGCTGCTTCTCGTGGTTCTTCGACTTCGGCAGTTTGCGGGAAAGTCGCTTCTGCTCTCTTGCGAGCTTCCGCGAGAGCTTGTGGAGGATATGCGGATTCGCTACGGCATGGCCGTTGCTATCCGTATAGAATTCCTTCAGACCGACATCTATGCCGACCTGCCCGCCGCCATTCGGCCGCATCAGCTTTTCTTTGTCTGTCTCGACGCAGAGGCTCATGAAATATTTACCCGAGGCGGCACGGCTGACCGTGGCAGACAGAATCCGACCATCGAAAGCTCGGCTCTGCTTGATTTTCACAAAGCCGATTTTCGGTAGCTTAATCCGCCTGCCCGCGATGCGGATGCCGTTCCCTTGATTGCGCGTCCGATAAGACTGGCTATGCGCATGCTTCGACTTGAAACGCGGATAGCCGGTATGGAGCTTGAAGAAGTTCTGATAGGCGCGGTCAAGATTCCGCAGGGATTCCTGAAGTGCCATCGAATCGACTTCTTTCAGCCATGCCGTTTCTTCCCGCTTCTTGAGGTCGGTGAGAAGCTGGCTCGTCTGGACATAGGACACAGATTTATGGTTTGCCTGCCACTCGTCACGGCGGACGGCGAGGAAATGGTTGTACACGAATCGGGCGCAGCCGAGCGTCCGATGAATGAGGCATGCTTGTGTCTTGTTCGGATAGATGCGGAACTTATAGCCTAGCGTGTACGTTTCCATGCGCTCACTTCCTCTGCGATGTTTTCTGGCTTTCGATGTACTGCTTGACAATTTCCAATGGAGCACCGCCGACGGTTGAAACGAAATAAGAATTCGTCCAGAGCGTCGGCAGCTTCGTTGTCAAGAAGTGGAATTCCTGTCTGAGTATCCGCGATGTCTTACCTTTGATGGTTTTGACTGCCTTATGGATACCAAACTGCGGATCAACTTCCAAGAGGAGATGAACATGGTCTGGCATGATTTCCATCTCGATGACCTCGAACTGGTATTCCTTGGCAATCTGCTCAACAAGTTCCTTTAGTCTTGTATCTACGCCATTCACCAGAACTTTTCGGCGGTATTTCGGGCAGAACACGACATGATACTTGCAGGAATAGACGATATTATGATTGGAGTGATAGATTCGTTTGCTCATATTTATATTATACTACTTCAAGCTATCTAACACAAGAAAAACTTTAGGAAGTGGTCCGGCTTCAATTGCTTACGCAAATTCGCCGGACACGGCTTATATCCCCATAGCTAAAGCTAGGGGTTTTACGCCGTATCTCGATAAACCGTGAAGCTGTTCGCGCTCTTGTCTACGTACACATCTCCGAGGTCGCCGCCCGTCTGTACAAGAGGCGTTACATACACACTGTAATTCGTGTTCCCGATGCCATGCTGCACCGTAGCACCATCCGTGCTTCCATACTGGAAATCCCCCATTGCTGTGGTTCTCTCGACGGCACGGAACCGCGCGTCGATGCTCCCCGCGCTTCCCGCCGCAGCTTTCACAGCGGCGTTCAAGCTGTCCGTCTGTGCCTTTAAGTACTGCGTGCGGTTCGCGAGCTGGCGCGGGGCCGTATTCACCGGACCATCAGCACCTCCCAGCGCTGGCGTCGTCGTCTCGATCTGGAAGATGCCCGCCTCCCAGTTTGCTGACTCTTTAAGATTTGCCATTTTTCCTCTCTCCTTCTTTATAAGTAGATTTCCCAATACCCGGTAATCTGCAGGTCGTCCTCTTTCCCGATTACCGATTTGCGGACACGCCGCGAAAAGATTGTCCCATCGGCGAAGAACAGCCCCAGTTCGCGGATACTCATTCCGTTTGCGTCACTGCTCCCGATGACGAAGTTGAATCGCACCTTCGCGTCTCCATACTCTACGGACGAGACCGGAATATAGACTGCATTGGTCAGCCCCTTATCCCCGTCTGCTGCTGGCGTGCTTCCTGTCCCTACGCCGATGCGGTTAATCGCTCCCGCATATCCGCCGCCGAGCAGTTTCGCCAATTTCGACCGGCCTGCGGTGACAATCAGGTTGTGGCCCTTGTCCTCTTCTTCCAGAACGCCATTCCGATAGATTTTCAAGGCTACCGTGCCGCGCATGCGGTCAAGGCGTTCTTTTTCCTGTACTTCCATTCTCATACCTCCTTTGTGCCCAAATTGGGCACGTTATGCCGTGTAAGAATATTGGTCAAATGTTCTCGCTGCCGGCTTGTACCGGTATGCGCCGTTGAACCGCATCGTGCCGTCGTAACGCTTCCCGGTGTCTCTCAGCAAGCAGCAGAACACAGAACCGTCAAATCGATATTTCCCATCCATCCAGATAGATGTATCGCCATCGAAATTCCATATCCCGTTGAACCATCGGCCTTCCGTGATAGTGATTTTCTCTTTTTCTTCCGGCCCTTTCTCACCCCCATGGGATATAGCACCATCAAACCGGTATTCCCCGTCAAACCATTCCGCATGGCAAA